CATAGTGTATCGCTTCCTCCTGCTCCAGCTGTAACACCATATGTGCCAACTCCTTAGCAGGTACCTTGCTGACGTATAGCTCACGATAGACAAGCAGTGTTTCGTCAGTGGGGTCTACAGCAAACCAAAGAACGCCGGTAGCAGAGGAATAACCGTAGTCACAAGCCCTAAATTTGCGCCATGTATTTGGTATCTCAAATGGTGGAACAACATGTACCGTCCTATCAAACTCCGCGAAAGCCGCGCCTTCTGCTATATCCCAAGACCCCTCAAGCAATTGTTTGCGTTGAACTTCTGGCAAGGAAAGCAACATTGCTTCATAGTCTCCCTGCTCGTAAAGGTAGGGGTTGTCCAAGAGTTTGGCGGGGATGAAGCGCCGCCTGAAAAGCGGTTGCCCAGCTTTGCTGTGCCGCTCTGGATATACGAGCGTATCGCCCGTTGTAACATCTGTTGCCCAGAATGGCTTGCCAGGTATGGCAGGGTCGATGAACATCTTTTTGACCCATGCGTGACCGGGACCGCCCGGGTTTGTTGTCGCTCGCATATAGACGGGGAGCGAGGAGTCTGCAGTTCTAAGGCGCGAGCGTAAATAATCCCAAGCATAAGGTGTCGAATACTGTGTTAACTCATCAATGCCAATGTAAGTAAATGCCTGACCTTGGTAACGGAGCACGTCTTTATCTTGCTCCAAATATGTCATCCAGATTCGAGCACCGGATGGGAAAGTCCATTGGCTTTTCTTCTCCATCCATTTAGCGCCGGGATATGCTTTAGGATACATCTCCTGACTTTTATGTATTAGTTCGCGCAGTTCGTCGTTTGTGCGACGTAGGATAAGCGCGTTAAAATTCTGATTGTTACAATATCGTAGAGGGTCAACGATAAGGGCAAAACTTTTGCCACCACCTGCTGCGCCGCCATATAAAACTTCGCGCTCAGAAGAGGCTAGAAAATCAGTCTGCGGTCCTTCGTTAGGCTTAAACAGCACTTCATCGGCTTGTTCTTCTACAGGCTGAAACGCACCAGAACCAACCAGCGCGATGTCATCTTCTTTCTCCTGCTCAGCCTTCGCTAACTTATTTAGCTTTTTCTGAGCAAGGTTAAGCTGCATACGAGCAGACTGTTTCTCGCGACGGAGCTTTTCTTTCGCCCTTTCTTCTTTAGTTTTGGGCTTGGATGTTGCCTTGGGACGCGGCCTCGGCGGCACGGCGTTTTTGTTTAACATACTCGCGTCTATCGTTTTCGTCAGTCTTAATACGTTTCCACAGTCCCATCGGCGTAATGCGCCGTCCTGTGTAGTCCGTCAGCCATCTAGCGACTTCGGGGTAGGAAGACATCTTCAGGTATTCCAGCCCCTGTTCTAGAGCCTCAAGCTGTTCTTCAACTGGCTCTAGAAGTTGTGGGTCGTGTTCGCTTTTCTTATATCCCCAAGGAACACGTGGCCCATTTAATCGTACGTATCTATTACTCGGATTCAGTCTCTGCGATACTGTCGTCATCATTTTTTGCCGGTAAAATAAATAGTCCCATCGGCTTTTCTGCCGATACGTTTAGCTTTTCTACCTTGGAAAGTCCAACTCTGTCAAGCACTTGCTGGGATGCAGCGAGACGCTCGCGGTTGCCAATGGCCGCAGGGTCATCAATGACACCTACCATAGACAGCACTGCCTTTGGCGCGTTAGCTGCCATCTCCAACTCAGCACGTTCTATAATCTCAGTGCGCAGTGCTTGAATAATAGCATATGGGTTGCTATTCTCTGAGTAACCAGCAAGGCGCATCGCCTTGGAATAATTACCCTTGGCTTCAGTAAACAGCACATCCAAGAACTTAGATTGCAACTCTGTCAATTGTTTAGGCACGTGGATTTCTCTTTCTTCCCGTCTTTGTTCGCGCAAATGAACGGTTTTTGTTACGGGACTTGACTGCTAATCGTGTGTTGTTCATAGGGTTACCAGAGGTATGATGCACGTCTTTCTTGTCACCCTTTGTCACCTTACCTCGCTTAGCCATAATAGCGCGTGCAGCGTTACGTGAAGCACGGCGCTTCTTCTGCTTAGGACGGGCGTGATACCTGTCATATTCTTGTCGGTAATTACGTTTACGCGTCATGCTTTTGACTTTTTCCGTTTGGTCTTTTGTTTACGTCCAGTGGGTGAAACGGACCATCGAATAGAGGTAGGCTTTCCTCCAGTATTTCCGGCTTTGCGTTTCCGGCGGACGGCCGAAGCTTTCTGTCCTTTCGACATTCTGTCTGCGACCGCCTTCGGGCGACACGCTGGATATTTTCTCTTTGATTTTGAAGATGATTTACGCCCACACTTTTTCCCCGTGGAGACGTCCCGCCAGTCTTCTTTGAACCACTTACGCAATCCTCCTTGATAAGCCATTAAAGTCTTCCTTGTGCATGTAGCGCGAGAGCAACGATGCAAGCTAAAATAATCAGACCTAGGATAAGCAAAAACATAATTATGCCAACTTCAACAATCTGTCTGCGTTTACGTATGGCAGCTTGCTCTGCCTCTCTTCGCTCAACCCTAGCTTTCGCTTGGAATCTCTGCCAGTCCCCCCATAGCCCAGGGCGACCCGCGTAAATCATAATCTGCTTTAGTTGTTCCTCTTTCTCGCGAATCTGTTCGAGGGCCATAAATTCTTCTAGGTCCGACCCTCCGCCTTTCCTGCTTGATTTCTTTTGTAAGTCCTCCTTAGCACCTACAAATTTAGCGATAGCACTCCCTGCTTTGGCTATATCACCGCCGTTCTGGACAGCGGTCTTTATGACTGAGAAGGCAGCGTTGGCTGCGGCTAATTCGGCTAACATCAATACACTCGTACATTTTCATCTACTAACTTTGGCAAACAATATGATGTTACCAAATGCCCCTGCTTATGGAGTTTTTGTGCATACCATATGCACTCATTAAGGTCTGCGAAGTACAAGTCGCTACTGACCAGCCTTTTGTCCTCCCCCGCCCCCAGAAACACGAACAGGAGGAAGACATGTTTCATTATCGCCAGCCGCCGCCCATTGCTTTATATCGCTTCGCCGCGAAAGCGTTCGCGTAAGCTGATGGGTATACCTTGAACTTACGTTTAGCCTCAGACTTAGCCTTAGACCACAGCGCCGGTTTTGTTGGCGTTGGCTTTTTGGATTTAGATTTAGTTTTCTTTTTGGCCATGATACCTACCTATTTGGGTCAAAGAATTCTTCTGCAACTACAACAACTGTTAAAGTATCTGCTGTACCAGCATCTAGAATAATTTTATCTTCAGCATGTATGAAAAGGGGCTTATCCTTCGTAAATACTGAGACATCAGTCTTAGCTGCTAACGCATGCGTATTGAACAATGTATGCGTGGTATTAGCGGCCTTATCGTAATACTTTACTGTAAAATTACGGCTACTGCTGTCATTATTGATAATCAACAGATTAGCTACGTTAGATGAAAAGTTCTTAGGCACAACATAGCAGTCAGTGTCATTAGTGGAAGATAACGCCACTACCTTGGTGACAGATTTAGAACCATTAGTTAGTATCGGCATTTCTACTGTCCCAATATTGCTCGCCGTAATCGTGTAGTATTTCTTCGCCCTTTTTTATTTCTTTGAGCGCAAAAAACCGAATATAGCGGTCATCTTCATCTTCAATGTCCCACTCAGCGTTTGGACTTGCGCTGTGGTTATAGACCATAGCAAAACCAAGTGGGATGTAATACTCTTCGGTATTTTCATAAGGTGTGTGAAACATGTAGTCATGGAGGACACACTCATCTCCCACGTCGTCGTAATCTGCAACCAGATAAGGACATAGCTCAATCGTATCGCCTTGAGCATAGTCCTTATCCGCGAAGACACCGAGTCCATGAATCGCTGAATCATCGACATACGGCATTTACTTCTTCTTGTTCATACCGCCGCGCATACGCTTCCTAGCCGTTTTGGCCATGCCGCCGCCCATCATCTTCTTCATGCCGCCGCCACGCATCTTCTTGGCCATTCCGCCACCGCGCATTTTCTTGGCCATTCCGCCGCGCTTCTTCTTTGCCATTTTGGCTTTTCCATGCATTGCCATTTCTTAATCTCCTTCTGTCAAGAACTAAGGCTTCATATACATCCTCTGGGAAGTGTTCGTAGTAGTTCGACTTCTCCAGATATAAAGCTGCATCATCCAGTTTAGAAAGTTTCTGAACAAAGACCATGCAGTAGGACAGGCTGTCATCTGTCACGTCATCATCGACAAGGAAATCAAGACCAGCCTCTGTTGCATCATAGTCGGGATGAAACACCATAAGGTGCAAATCAATACCGGCTATTGACATCAACTCATTGATACCGTCACACAGACCATCAAGATATTCCATGTCCGGTAAATCTTCATCGGCCCAAACTACGATGTCGTAGTCGTGACCATCAAACTTACGAATCGCATCCAACAGTCCGTTCATGCCGGTGTTGATGCTAAATACAACTTTATCATCTGCCCAAGCTTTTCGGGCGTAAGGACAAGGAGGAAGACCGTTTAACTTTGCGTTTGGTATTTCCAGAAAATCCCTTGACCAGATGCGAATATCACGCTCTACGGGATGCACGTGTCTTCCTTTTTTGCGCTTCGATAAACTTTCTATAAACTGCCGCAGCGGCCGTCTTACCTGCCGCTCTAGCACGTTGTTCCATAGCAATCGCCGCTTGTATCTTATGAGCATGTGTCCGACCTGACGCTCGAATCTTACGAACAGATGCTTGCGCATCCTTTGCTGTAGCAAACTTCAGACCGTGAATCGTACCCTTTGGATTTTCATCCGTATAAAGGTCGCTATGCTTTTTTGACTTTGCGGGTTGACCTTTTTTTCTTGGTATTCTTCGCATTCGATTTACCAGCCCTTGACAACGCTATGGCTATCGCTTGCTTATGGGGACGTCCCTCCCTTTTAAGCTTGCGAATGTTTGCGCTTACGGTTTTTTGACTTTTTCCTCTTTTTAGCGGCACTTGGTATTAATCCCTTTGATACAGCACGCGCTCGCTCGGAGAAGCCCATCTTCTCGCCGCTACGTATCTTGCGCCGTATGGTGCTAAGTTTGGCGACCACTTTTTGCTTTCTTCTTCTTCCTTTGGGCAGCCATGCTCTTTTCAATAGCGTCCTGTCTTACACGCTCATAGCCTTTTACAACGCCATCATTGTTTAGGTCGCCAGCGAGACGCCCAGCTCTTAGCCGTGGAACATTAGTTGGCAGTTCCATAATATGTTTTTTACCAGCTTTCATACCACCCTTCTTATTTCCATCATCTTTCAAATCTCGCGCAGCAATACCGCGTTGTATGTACTGAGTCAAAGACATGGTCTCATCTCGATTCTTGTCTACAAAGTTTTCACGGTATTTCTGCATGAGGTCTGCAGGAATTTCTTTGATTTTAATGTCGGTGCCGCCGCTTTGTCGCTTTTTAGGCGCATTCATTTTACGCACATCCGCAACTGTTACTTTACCTGTTTCCAAAACACTAGGAATTCTGTCATACCTAGTGCTCATGTTTCCCACAACATTTTGAACTGCTTTTAAGGCATCTTGTGCGTTTTTAAATACTTCAAAATTTCCCGATGAAATTTCTTTTTCGGCGATGCGCATTCTGCTTGTATCCGTATTTAATGCCATCTGAATTTCTTGTCTTCGGGTAGGAATTTGTTCTACTCGTGTAGCGCCTCTGCCCGGACTACGTTTTGATTTCTTTTCATCGGCCATTAGAATTCCCCTGCCTTCATTGCATCCGACAGTTTCTTAGCGCGGCGTCCAACCTGTCGTGCCCAACGCGAGTCCATCATTTCAAGGCTCGCAACTTCGTAATTACCTTCATATATTGCATTCCACATCTTCTTAAATTTACAAAGGCGTGGCACGCCCATATTGAATGCCATGTCCATCAGTATCAACTGTCGAACGCCGTCCAAATCTTCGACGCATCTGTGAACTCGTACAAGCTCATCCTCGACAATCTTGATGTCATTCATGGCTAAATAACGCGCATCAGCTTCACTGATGCCATGCTCATACACCGCCTCAATGTTCGGTATATCCATGTATGCAAGTTCTTCCTTACTAATGCCTCGGTCTTTCAAATTACGCCCAATACCAATAGTATCTATTCCGAGGCTATCCTTGTACACGGTGAGTACAAGACCTTCATGCTCAATCAACTTATCTAGAAAATGCGATGTGTTATATTTCATAATGTCTTTCCAAGGATGATTGCCAGTGTTTTCCATTTTAAACATTGACATCTATTTTTTCCTTTTCCTGTCCAAATACCATCTTGCACAATTAACTACGGTGTTTGTTGTTATCATGGCCACCAACCATATCTCCCACCACTCAATCAATTTCTTCATCTACCCTTATGCACAGAAGCTCTTTGTTCACCTCTTGCGTCATATCAAACTCTGTCACCGTGGACTGAAAATAGCATTGTGCCATCGTATCAGTATGCATCAGTGGCTTTACATCAAACTCAAACGGCGTG